ACAATGGAACTATTAAAAAAAGCGTCACTTAAAGAAATCAGAGATTTCTTTAAAAAAACTTTTGAGCAGATGAGTATCTCCGAATACGATACAGTGGACATCTCAGAGTGGGATACAGTCGCAGACGACAAATGTATTCGTTTAATAGGAACTTTGGTAATTAACGAAGATTATCTTTACAAAACTTATGGTAAGTTAATAAAAAACAAAAAGTATGAAGTTTTGATTGAATGTCGAGAAATTTCGACTGAATATCAATTGATAAACAAATGCTTTGAAAAAATCACAATAGAAGGTACGTTAGGCGGGTCTTTGGTTGTCCTGCATTGGAACTACAGTCTTGACAGAAACAATGAAACTTCAAGATATAATCTTTATCCAAGCGGAAACAAAGAAGAGTTCAATATATTGATTCCAGAAGCAACAAAGATAATGGAGACTATTATAGGTTTTATCAAAACAATTAAAGCTAAGGATTAACGCTAATGAACAAAATAGAAGCATTGAAACAAATTGGAGTTTTTTGTAAAGAAACTTTTAGCCATTCTAATTACTCAGAATAGCAAATAAAGACAGAAGACGGATTTTCCTATCTACAGGGAACACTGGAAATTTTTTGTCAAAGTCTAACTCAATGTCAATACAGGGTATGGATTGAGTTTCAAAATAAATATTCTAAAAAATTAATAGTTACAGTAGAAGCTTGTTTAGCTTTAGAGTATAATTCTGTACCTTATCTTAGTTGGGTTGAAATAAAATCAAACAGGAAAAAAATACAGGGAGATGGTAAACATTTGGATATTTTACTACCAGAAACAAAAAAAATAATAAAACCTGTTTTAGATTTTATCGAAAATGAAATACAAATCAAAATAGATTTGTTTAAAAAGGTTAAAAAACATAGTTGTTTACAATTGACTATAGATTTTATTGAAACCAAAATATAATCTGAAATAAAAACATGACACTAGCAATACAAACACAAACACTTTTTGCACCGACTAAACCACAAATTCAATTAAGAGATGACCAAAAAGCTCTTAAAAGAGAACTGTATGACGCTCTAAAAATCTACAAAAGAGCCTTAGTCGTTGCCCCTTGCGGATGGGGTAAAACAGTATTTTTTTGCCAGATAATTTACGATGCTGCTGTAAAAAGACAGCGACGGACTTTAATCGTAGTACCTTTTACGGTACTTATTGAGCAAACCCTAGAAACTTTGGGGAAATTTGGATTAACTGCCGGAGCAATTGCTGGTAACTACAAAGAAGATAGAAACCAATTAGTACAAATTGCAACAACTCAAACCTTATCTAGAGGACGAGATATTACTTGGTTTAATCCCGAAGTAGTACTAGCCGATGAAGTTCATCTATCAGCTTACTGCCAATGGTTTAAAGATAGCTTTCCCAACCTTAAAAACGGTAAGCAAACAACCTCAATCAAAGACATTCGTGACGAATTAGCAGTATTAGGTATCGCTGTAGAAAGAGAAGACATAGAACCTTACAAAATTACTTTTGAGGAAGCTAAAGAAAAATGCAAACACCTTAGTCTAGTTCACGCTGAGTCAAAAGAGATATTACAAGAAATAAACTCAGCATGGGAAGTAATTCGGAAACAACAGCACCTTTTCTCAGGGAAACCCCTGCCAGTAGATAATCGCCTTGTAATTGGTCTAACCGCAACCCCGTGGCGGTTATCGAAACGTGAAGAGTTGGGAGATATTTTTGAGGTTCAAATAACCGGCCCTACTCCAAAAGAAATGATTGAACGGAACGCGCTTGTCGGTTGTGTTTACCTTGGAACTAAAAATAAAATTAATACTAAAGGAGTAAAAATTAATGGCGGTGACTTTGATGCTAATCAGTTAGAGATTCGTTGTCTTGAGGCGGTAAAATCAACGGTTTCCGAGTATCGCAGGCTCGGTCAAGGGAGGCAATTTGTTTGTTTCGCTGCGGGTGTGGAACACGCTAAAAGCCTCTGTACAGAATTTAACGAGAGGGGTGTTCCCACGGCCATTATCACAGCCGAAACACCAGAGCAGGAAAGAAGAGAAATATTTAGAAAAGTAGCTGAATTAAGATTGCGGGGGATTGTAAATATTAACACTTGTGGAATAGGATTTAACCTACCCGCAATTTCTTGTATTATTCACGCCAGACCGACCAAAAGCCGAACTCTTTATATTCAGATGACTGGTCGCGGTCAACGGCTTTGTAGCTGGTTAGGCAAGATTGATTGCCTGATTTTGGATCAAGCGGGGAACGTAACCGAGCATGGATTTATCGAGGATGTAAAGTATCCTCAACTTTCTACGTCCTCTGATACCCCAAAAGGGCAAGCTCCGACTAAAGAGTGCGAAAATTGCAATAAAATAACCTACGCTTCCGCTCGTATTTGTCCTCATTGTGGACATGAATTTCCAACAAAAGAAAAAAAACAAATCGCCAACGAAAGACTAGAGATTATAATTCACGATAAAGATAGGGAATTATACCTAGCCTACAAGTACGCTCTCAGACAAGCTTACAAAAAAGGTGAGCATATTGAAAGTGTCCGGGGATGGATGGTAAAAACATTTAAAAATCCTAGACTAAGCAAAGACTGGATGCCCCCTAAATCTTGGAAGTTACACGCAATCTTCAAAAAAGACTATAATGAAAATGACTTGAATAATTACGAAGCTTACTTGAAAAGTCTTTGTAAAATCGAGAACAATAACTGGGTAAAAGCTAAGATGGCAGAGGAATTTGGAGATGGCTGGGACAATATTCGGCTCTAATGGATTATTACTGGCATCTTCCCAGGAATACAAAGAACAAATAGCGAACGAGCTATTTAGACTTATTTCTATAGGCTCTGCTCCTATTCTTTCCTATACCCTTACCACACCCCCAAGTCCTCAAAGTATAGATAGCTACTATATTGTCCCCGCAGGAGCTACTGGGGCATGGGTGGGAAAGACTAATCAGATAGCTTATCCCGTAATTGGCTTGAATGGATTGCCTACAGGAACTTGGAAATTCTGGCAGCCTTTTACTGGATTAACAGTTTTCCTTGTTTCTGGAGAAGTAATATTTTTTAATGGCACGGATTGGCGAACCTCAGTTATGCTTATCGCTGATTACGGGGGATCATCGTTCGGGACAGTGGCTAGAGCCGATGAAATTGTAGGGAATCCTAGTAACGATACTTTCTACGGGAAAGAATCAGGAAATAAAGGATTCTTCGGTTTCTTCTCAAAAGTTTTATCAACTTCATTGACGGCTTTAAATATAACTACTGGTGGCGCAATAACTACTACTGATAATATTTTACAGGCTTTCGGCAAACTCCAAAATCAAATTAATAGTATTAACGATAATACCGAACAATATTCTGGGGATATAGAAGCTCCTATTGTTCAAACTTATCCTCTTGATTTTGCTTTATTAAGAGGGTATAATATCCTAAGCTTTAGTGCCGTAACTGAATCTGGCACAGCTACTATATCGGTTAAAATTAATGGAATAGATGTCCCTAATTTAAATAATCTATCTATTACTTCTACTCGACTAACTGTTCCCGTGACAACAGGGAATCTTCTTGGCATAGGAAGCAGGTTAGAACTTGTTGTTTCTGCTGTTAATAATCCTGAGCATTTATTTTTTACTATAGGAAGAAAATATGTCTAGATGGTTGTTTTTTCCTTTTCTTAATCCTTTTGTTCCTAACGGTAAATTTACTTATTGCGAACTAAGCAATGCTACAATTAGTGATATGCGTCCATTAGGCAACGTAGATGGTACTTTTCTCTATTGCGCTTTTGATATTAATAACTCAGGATTTGATAGAATTCCATGACCACTAATTTAACTAATCAAGATAACGTTGGTAATTACTATTTTGGTTTTAGAACCAATGATCAAGTTTTTAGCTCGCAACAAATAGGATTAAGTTATTCGACTCTTGTAAGTTGGATCAATACTTCTTTTGGAGAAACTTGTGCGACTTGGAATAACTCTAATCCCAATTCTTTTTTTTTAATACTTCCTCATCCTGACGAGGTTTTGACTCGGCCAGCTATAACAGCCGGAGTCGCAAGCCTTTTTTCAGGTAGTAAATTTAGATTTAGTAACCAGACAATAAATCCTAGAAATACAAATGGTACAAATGGTATTTATGAGAATACAGTTTTCTATGCCAATCCTGCCGATTCTAACAGTCCGCTTGGATTAAGATTAGGTGAAAATCTTGTCTA